TTAATCTTCTTCGTTCTCAAGCGATCTTTGATACTCGTATAACTTTATTATTGTTTTAAATTTAGCGTCGTGTATTTTAGTGTTACCTACCTTTAAATCCGTAACAGTTTGACGTGGTATACCAGATTTTTTTGAAATACTGTATGGTGTATTATTAGCTAGCAATTTTTCCACTTCACCTATAATAGTTTTAATTTCACTCATTTTTTAATCACGCTTTCTTTCTTTTAATAATTTTAGTAATACAAATGTAGTAGCTACATTCAGCAATACGTTTGTTTCTCCGAAATTGATAAACAAATTAACCCACAAACAAATAACTAGTAGTATTGAAATTGTTTTCATATTATTATCGTGTTAGAATTATAACAGTAGGTAAGCCCCTAAGGGCTTAACCTTACTTTTCTTTATCGCCTTTCAGTGATTTGACGAGGACCATTGTCGACACCACTGTTAAGGCGATATTTGTTATTCTCTCAATAAAATCTAACACTTTCTTGCCTCCTCTCAACTGGTATACCTTATTATAGCACGGCATAGCGTACGAATCAACCCTTTTTATAAACTTTTTTCGTTTTTTTTGCATAAAAAAATAGGCAAGTACCGAAGTACCTGCCTAAACAACAACAAGATTAACATGTGAATAATGGAAATGAAAAGTCAGCCCGAAGGCTAACTTACGAATAGATGAAAATTTGAACACATTGCTGTGTCTAAAACGATTATAGCATAAATGACGAATGTTTCTAGCTCAAAATTATTATATTTTAATGATAAAATTTTATGGATTTGTTAATAATTATTTAATTGATTTACATAAATAATAATTGTAAAATTACTTTGTAATCGATTGCAAATAAGTTATAGGAGAAAATAAAATGAATAAAAAACTATTAACAAAAACATTGATAGCAAGTGCATTAGTTTTAACAACAGTAGGTTCAGGTTTTCATTCTTCTTCAAATTATAATGGTATTAATAACGTTGCAAAAGCTGCTGAAACAACAGACGGACAGTTGTGGAAAAATGTAAGAGATGCTTTGAAAGAGGCTAATATAATTGATGGAAATGAAAATGAAACAATAGATGTTAATTATAAATTGAAAAATGGTAGCGAAAATAAAATTTCAGCAAATGGGAACTCTAATGGAGATTTTTCGAAACAAAATATAGATATTGAAAGTTTAACTACTATTAATATCAAAAAAGTAAATATTAGTAATTTCAACGAAAGAATTGATGCTAATAATACATGGAAGAATTTAACTAACAAATTAAAAGGACAGAAAATCATTAAAGATGGTGATAAAGTAACCATTCATAGTAAAGACCAAAAAGATCCTAAAATCTCTGGAATAGTTGGACAAGATTTTACTGAGCATAAGAATTATATGTTATACAAGAAAGACATAGATAAAATAACTATAAACTAGTTATAGATAAAGACAGGTTACTTTTAATGTAACTTGTCTTTTTTTAAAGAGGCAGCATCTCAAATATTAATTTATAATATCTAAATCTATATCTATACTTTATCTATTTCTATATACACACTCATCGTTTACTGCAACACAGGGCGTTTCTCAGCGTAAAAAAACGCCACTCGTAAGTGACATTAAAAAATATCTTTTATAACATATCCAGTATTTTTGTTTGATCTGGAAAATTCATTTTTGTATATAGGTCATCTATAGTAATTGTATAGAAAGAATGTGAATAATTACTTATTAGTTTATCCATATTTTTCATCAATTTTATGTAATCATGTTTATTCAAAAATAGACATAGTGAAATCAACAAATCGAATACATAACTACCATTCATTGTAGGAACGTATTCTTTATCGTATATTTTGTTATAATTGGCGAATATATTAGCTCTACTTTTAGCCCTGTCTATTTTATAATCATACAATCTTTCTTCATGCGCACACACGTTACGAAACATATGTGCTTGTTGTAGTATACTGTCTACATCTGATGGAGTTATTTGAACACGTGTTTTATAATCTCTTTCCAATTTCCTTTTATAGTCTTTAGCAACTTCCAATCGAAGATCATCATCCAAATTGGAATACATTTTTGAAACATTACCTAAAGTTAAATAATTCACCAATATCCATAGTGGCACTCCATTATGAGTATTAATATAATGTTTTAATGGTTTATTTTTTCTATTACTCATAACCGAGCTAAATGTAGCAACCATTTTCACGATGCTATCTGTCTTACTTGTGTCAGATGAATAATTTTTAAAGTATAAATATGAATGTGGTTCTCTATATTTTTCGCTAAAATAATATGAAATTCTTGATTTAATATGAGTTTCAAATACTAACAAATACTCTAATAAAACATTCCTAAATTTTCTATCTAGTTTGTATAAAGAAAAGACTTCTTTAAAATGAGTACCTTGCTTATATTTATCAGGAACCAAAAAATTACCATTAACATCTAGTTCTAAAAATAAATCTTTATAACCATTTATGATATTATAATAATTTTCATTTTCTAAATCTCTTTTAGCACTACTCGGTACTTCCATTCCTCTTCTTCTTAGAATTTTCAATTGTTTATTATGACTTTCAAATGGCTTCATAAATTTACCCCTATAAAAGTAGCCATAACCCGAATAGAGTTATGGCTAGATCGTTATATATATAATACATTTAATTTTATCGGTTGTAAATAAATAAGAAATAACAAAAAGAGATATTTTACACAATTACCTCCTTTATTTTATTGCTACTCCTCAAACCCACCAATATTATCAATAAACACTGGTGTTGTTACATTTAAGTCTACTTTCTCAGTAAATAAGCTATGGTATCAAACTAATTAGTATTAATTTATAAATAGCATAGCTTCATTTTCTTCAATCCTCTAACGGTATATCATCCACAATCACAGTATGGTTAGGATTAGCGTTAGATACATCTTTTACAGTTTTATCTAATTCCTCATCGTCTCCGTCCCATTCACCAATGTTAATGAATATAGGAACATCCCCGTTGATATCATGCTTATCTGTAAATAACTTATGGTATTTACCCAACATATCACGAGCTTTTAAACGATCACTTGGCTTAATTGGCACCTCTATCAGTTCAACATGTTCATTATAGACTAACTGTACTTTGCCACTTTGTGGATTCTCTTTATATTCCCCACGCTTGACCACAACTTCTTTCGTTTCTGTTTCGTCACCGACTGCCGCATTCGTAAGCACATGTAGTAACTCTTTTGCAGTTAATACATTCTCATCTATAATCTTATCTTTTTGTTCTTGTATATATTGCTTGATGTGTGGCTTCTTTAATAACCTACACCCTGTCACATGTGCACTATTTGCGCTATAACCTGCTTTTATGGCACTTTGTGTCACATTAAGTGTTCTTATATACTCATTCACAAAACGCGCTTGCTTTGCCGTTAACTCACTCATTCTATCACCTCCACAATTTTATCTAATAAGGTTTCATACCATAATCTTACAGATTGTTCAGAACAATCTAAGACACTACTAATATCTTGATAACTACGTCCTTGTATTAAAGAATCGAAAATATAAAACTCTTTATCATTAGCTACTCGGTCAACAATCATTTCTAAGTGATTCTTTATAATATGATCATCAACATTATCGTCTGTCATCCATTCATTAGAATTTTCATCACCTATTGAAAAGAATTCATCAGTATTTATATCATCATCTATTAATACATCACTTCTAGTTCGCTTATGATAATCACACACGAAGCCTTTTATTTGCTTTTTATCCATTGTTACACCACTTTTACATATGAAGATTGGTGATATTCATTTACTCGTGCAATCTTACTGTTTTCAATTGCTGTATTTCTTTGTTTTTGACGTTCTGAACGTTGTTTAATACTTGCTTGATACAAATCAACTTGTAAGCGTTCAATGACGTTGTAGGGCTTATATCGTCCATTTGAACGCATATATTTTATAACTTGCTTCTGCTCTTTTTCTGTATAATGATTTAGTACCTTTTTCAACAACGCCATATTATTTATAGATCTATTTTTATAGTTTTGTAACCCTGCTTTTGTTTCAATAATTTTGATAACTAATTTTTCAATCGGATATGAGACAGACACGACCCCCATTATTTCATCACATGTTGTGGTCGACGCACTCATATGGTACATACTTTCAATTTGGAATTCACACATCTTAATTTTTTTATTAATAAATGCTGGGTTAAATTGCGTTAATAGTTGATACTCAGATAGTTTATTGTCGACATTACGATAATATAAAACGTTCTTAGATTTACTCAGTTTCATTTATCCACCCCACTACTTAATAAAGCCAAACCAATTAAGGCTTGGCTTTTGTCTATTTGTTTTTTCTAATATTTACTTTATCAGCTAAATCTGAAATAGTTGGAACATCTCTTACGTTTCTTTTTTCCTCATCGTTCACATCTTCTTTAAGTGCTTCTAAAATAGATAAGCGTTGGTTTTCATCTAATTCAGCATTGTTTATTGCTTCTAATGTTTTACTAAATTGCATTATTTCTTAACCTCCAATTTTTTGTGTTCATTGAAACGAATTGATTTTGTATTAATAAGAAAGTTGTTGAGGTAAAGTACAATCACTTCGCCATATCGTTGTCTAAATAAATTATCTTTTTTCATTTCATTTTGATCTATCAAGGAATCGAACTTATACATATCTTCTCGATATTCTTCATTCATATTGTTGATTTTATCAATAACATTATTAAACTGTTTGATTGTACCTTCTAATTCACGCGCTAAAATTTGTGCTTCCTCTTGATATAACTCAGGAATATTCTTCCTATTCAACAATAAGTCTATGAGTTTTTCGCGCTTAATACTGTTAAATAATTCCTTTTTAATTTCAAATCTTTTATTATCTTTTGCTTTCTCATCTTCTAATTTTGAAATCTTATTAAACGTCTTATCAGCCTCATTATCGTTGCCAACTTTTATATACTCTTTATATTTGGAAGATAGATCTTCAATAGTTTTTGTAGTATTTTCAATTTTAGATTCTAAATTATTAATTTCTTCTTTGTAGCCTTTTACTTCATCGGAATATTTTTCAAATAAATGATTTGTTTTCATTTATGTTACCCTCTTTCATTTCATAGTTATCATGTTACACTTCAATTTCTTCTAGGGCTTTTAAACGGTTCTGACTGCCCTCAATTAAGCCCTTAATACTTTTGATAGCTTCTATCTTATCAGCTTGTGTTTTAATGATGTAATAGCCTCTAGTATCTTTTTTATAGCTATATCCGATAGGATAATGATAATTAATGATTAAGCTTGTAATGACTTGTGTTAACCATCTATTGTTAGCCTTATTCACTTCATATCCCAATTGATTAAGCAGCTTTGTTTTAGTAATATATTTATTAGACGTATTTCTTATCACATTGAGTACTTGGCGGTGTTCATTCGGTAAGTTGTACGTCTTTTCTTTTACTTCAAATTCACTCATTGTCTCACCATGCTTTCTGTTGTTTGCTTACTCTAATTATACCATTTCTACACATCTAAATCAAACTTATGTTCGCTATAAATCGCATTATATCAGGTGTTTAGCATCACCCCTATCCCTCTTAAAACAATAAACAAAAGAAATTCCGTAGTAAAACTTAGTAGTTTCTACAGAACTTAAGTTCCCGTTTTTTACACGAACAAAATACGAACAACAAAACTTTTGCCCTCTTCAAAAATAACAAACATTAACATATATTATCTTTTTAAATTTTTTATACCTTATTAAAACCTTATTACTTTTATCAATATCAAAAACCACTTACCTTTAGTTTCCTTCTTGACGCAATTCTTCGTACCTATCTAAAATCGCACTATTCTTATAACCTACGGAAAAGCTTGGGGTTTTCACTTCTTCTTGATTCAATTGCTCATATTTATCCCTTTTCTCACCATTTTGCAACCCTGGTATAAAACATTGTTTTCTTTCTACCTCAAAATTACTATTTTAAAGTTCTGTACCTCGCTTTTTTTAACCTTGTACACCTTCCTATTTCATTGTTCTCAGAGTCTGCGCACCTTTGGGAAACTTTTGGGTTTTAAAAGCCAACACCTTCCGAAAACCTTACCATTTTAAACTTCTATACCTTGTACAAACCTTGCCGTTTTTTTATAAGGAGTCACATACTACATGCGACTCCCTCATAACATTATTTACTTATACTATAATAAGACGCTTTTAGATCATTCAATTTACGTTCTAACCCCGTGTAATCCTCTTGTGCAGCCTTCTCATCTTGTACAAACTCAGTTACTAATCTCAACCCCTCAACTAACTCTGGTGCTGGTTCATTGATTCCCGTAGCTATCTGATACAACATTTCAATATTCGATATCACATCAGTATTACTCGATTGAATGCCCTCAAGTGTATCGGTATCAAATCCATTTTCTAGGTACTCAAACACATCACTATTATTTGATTCTGCATATGTTTGTAATCCATACATAAAATACTCATCTTCAAATAATTGACTGGCCATCATATCACTAATAGAAAGCTGTTTACCGTCATGTAATTCATAACCTACATAATGACCTTCTATACTTCTTATAAGCCCCTCAGTGTGCTTAGGTGACGCTAATTCAAATGATTGCCTTACTTTACAATCTTTAATATATACATGACCGAATAACTTCCCGTTCATCATCACATAAACCATATCAAACGGATCATTGTATAACTTAAAGCAATACGGTTGTACTTTACTATGTTCTAATAATCCAGTGTAGTACCTTAGTAACGTGCCTGCTTGTGTTTCAAATTCATTTACTACAGTTTCTATGTTCATTGCGTTATCTCCTTTTGAGCCATTTTGCTGAATTGTTCAAACTCACCTGTCTCAGGATTAAATTTTTTAATGCTACATGTGGCTGCTTTATCAATGCACCCCACATCATCACTATCATAAAAATTAATATTATGCGCTTTACTTAAAGCCATACATACAACTGGTGAATACCATACTTCATCAGCTTCTATATATTCGACAAATAAATTTTCGGGTGCTGGTATATTTTGAATTGGTGCATCATGATGAAGTTGATTATAAATTTTCTCTTTGTCATTCATATTAGACACACTCCGTTTCTTTCTTACTAATAGTAAACGTGACAGGTAGCCAATGATCTGTTTTAATATTTTTCGACCTTACAATAGGCAAATCCAAACCTTTACCATCAACCATATAAACAATTGGCTCACAAATATCCATCTCAATACGTCTGTCTTTTTTAAGTTCAGCGATAACATCAAACGCTTCTTGACTCCACCCAATCCAAAACACAACATTGGGATGTTGACCACTTGTATATGCGCCGTCACCTTTATAATCAAAATTATTTTCTTCAAATACACGTTCTATTTCTACAAATGATGTACCAGCATGCGCCTTTATATATTCTAAAATTTCTGACTTTAATTGATTTTTATTCATTTTCTTCCTCCTAATTTTTGATAGGTGCCTCACTGTCTTATTCGAATAGCAATTCAAGACACTTATGAACTTCTTTTTACACTTACTCCCTCAAGGGCTTCACTTAATCTGTCTCACTGTCTCACTGTTTACGACCTACATTTATATATTTTGTATATTGTGTAAATAATTTTTATAAAACTTTACCCTAAAAACTATCAAGACACCAAGACACTTATAGCATGGCATATACTGCCACAAGGGATTGCGGGTGTCTTAAACTTGTCTTATAAGTGTCTTACTGTCCTAAAAATAAGATGTCTAAACTTTAAGTTTCTGATAATAAGAAGCTAAATCTACACTAAAGCCATATTGCTTACCAATACCTTCACCATATCGCGTTTGCTTTTTCACAATGTCACAATAATTTGTATTTCTTAACGCTTTATCAATTTTTCTTAAATGGTGTTGTTGTGGTTGGTCATCTCGTTTCATCATCACTTTCCAAATTTCCATGCTACATACCTTGTCACGCCATACATAAGCACCTGGTTTTGTATTCGGTAATTCAATCAATTTACCATCACCATATAATTTAATATAGTCTTGGTCTATAACACCATGCGCAGACACTCTTTTTTCTTCTAACGTTCTATACCAGTAGTCTGACGGAATAGGACGTTCAAGAAATTCTTCTATTTCTCCAACTAAAGCATCTTTTTCAGAATGAGCTTCTTGGACTTTTAAAGCCATTTCACTCGCTTCTTTATCTAGCAACAATGCTTTATCCGTCGGATTCTCATCAAAATATACTTTAGCTTCGGCAAACATTTGTTGCACAACATCTGGTGTTAGATCGTCAAATGGGCTTTTAGTTGCTTTATTTTTATCTGTCGTAATAGGGAAAAAACGACGATTGCCTGTTTGGTCTTTTAAAAACTCATAGTTATTGGTTGTCCCTACAAACACACACTGTCTAGGATGACGCTCTGTGCGTTTACCATACGAAGCTCTATAAATATCTACAATGGCACTTATAAAACCCTTAATATCTTCAATAGTAGACTTTTGAAATGCCGATAGTTCTTCAATTTCACATATCCAAGAACCCTGCAATTTCTTATAGACCTCATCACCTTTAAACGTTTTAATACTTTGGTTATACCAATGACCTCCCAATTTACTCACTGCCGTAGATTTCCCAACACCTTGACCACCATATAAAATAATCATGGAATCATATTTAATACCTGGCTGATAGATTCTAGCAACTGCACCCATCATCCATTTTTTTGTAACTTCTCTATTGTAATGGTTATCTTCAGCACCTAAATAATCAATGAAGAGCGTTTCAATTCTTTTGATTCCGTCCCATGATTTAGATTCAATCATCGATTTAATAGGGTGGAATCTATTTTGATAAGCTTCCTTTTCAATCACAGTATCAATAAGATCACGGCTAAACTGCACATTATACAATCTATCAATATGTGAAATCACATGTGTGGTATCTATATCAGCCCAATAATAATTCGCATCCCCTTTTGACCTCCAATACGGTAGACGTTTCAGTTTGGTTACTTTTTCAAAAGCGTCATATTGTACTAGCCCTTTTAAACTCTCATCATTACACAATATGATTTCAGCATTTGTAGTCGTTTTTTTCAATGCTTGTGTAGTAGCAGAACGCCTTAATTGACTTTTCCAATCATTAGCATTTAAAACACCGGTTCTGCTATCAATCATTTCAAATACTTCTTCGTTTGTAACATCTTCCAAACAAAAACCTCCATTTCTAACTGTATTTACTATCTTTTTTCAAAATACTTTTAAAAGTATTGTTTACTTCACTTTGATTAATAGGTGGTTTGCATACACTTGCCCACGCACTCACTAACCCATAAACTAAGTTTGGATCTACATACCTACGCAAAAGATAACCTGTAATTGAAGCCAATGTTGAATTGCGCTCTCCCTCACTTACACCAAAAGCTATATCTCGCCAATACGCACTATCACGTCGTGTGTACCCTTTGATATTAGGACTATCATTTGATTGTTTATACCCCTTTGACCACTGCTCGAGCATATCAACATTCATAATCGGACAGTCATTCACTCGTTTAATAAATATGTGTCCTTTTTGAATAACTGGTAACGCAAAACATCTACTTGGCTGATATGAACCTTCATCAACTTTGTGGCCAATTTTATTCGCTAATACTTTTGTATAATTACGATAATCATCTGCACTTATTCGCTCATTTAGAGGGATATACAGGCGTATTCTAGCTTGTTCAGTTCTGTGCGAGTAACTTGTGTGCCAAAACCATGCAACATTGCTTAAAGCTGAGCTGATTGCTTCATGTAATTGCTTTAAATCATTTATTTCATCGTAATCAAGTACAATCACATCTCTGTATACGACATTAACGTCATTGCGATGCTTTTTGATAATTTCACCATGATCATTTGCACCGTTTTTAATATCACCGTAAACAGCAACACCACGTGCATACTTATAATTTGCTTCTATAGGTACAGACAGTTTATTAACCAACTTACTCCAATTAATTTTTGAAAAGCTATTAAATGAACGTGAGTCTAAACTTTCATAATGTACCACTGAAACATGTGTGTCATATTCTAATTTAATTTCATTCATTTTTTGCACCTCTAGTGATTCACAGAGTAAAAAATGTTATAATAAACATGTGTAATTTCTAAATTACTCTGTGATTTTTAATTTTTGTGCGTCATCTGATACCTCGCCAAAGTTCTCAGATGATGCTTTTTCTATTTCATGAAATTTTTGTATAAGTTCACCGAATTCTTTTAAGTACACATGTAATAACTCAACTGTATGTTCATTTTGTATACGATGTTCTAAATAGCTAGCAGAAAAATTAATATGTTCCCGTTTTGTTTCTAATTCATTTTTTACAAATCTATCTTCAACAAACCAAGCATGTTTGGTAGCTACATCATTAATTTTTTGTTTTATCACTTCAATGTCACACATTAAATCTTTAATTTCCCAATTCATTTTTATTCTCCTTTCTCTAATTGAAAATTATTCTTTAATTCTTGTGCGCACCATTTCATTATCAATTCTAAGTGCTTTTCACGACTGATCTCTGAAACCACTTCAATACCATTAACATATTCTGTGTGTTCATAACTTTCCAAGTTATTCATGACACTTAACTCAAGTTGATAAACCACGTGTTCTATTACTTCTTTTTGTTCATTATTCATTTTCTAATCCTCCTGTTAAATTACATCCTAAAGTTATTAGCCAAGCATAAACGCTAAAAGCAACATACATGTTAGATATTGCTAGTAATAAAATTGTTAACAATGAAACTAAGCAGATATAAGTTAAGTACATTTTCATTGCCTTGCCTCCTATTCTCCTACTTTAATTTTTGATGAAAATAACTCATCAATTGGCATATCATACATTTCTGAAAGAATCTGACACTCATTTAAATTAAATATTGCTTTACCACTTTCCTTTAACTGGTAACGTTGTGGACTAATACCAAGTTTGCTAGCAACTTTCTTTTGTGTGTCACCTTTTTCTTTTCTAGTAATGTATAACATTGGATAAGCTAGTTTTGTCATTTGAGCACCTCTTTTACGTAGTTTTACGTCGGATTTTAATTAAAAAAAATATCATCTAAAGTTATATTGGTCATTCCCTTTGAAATAAGTATGTTTTTAAAAGTTAACATTTCTTCTTTCTTAAATTCCGTTTTTCCTTTTTCTTTATTTCTGTATGACTGTTCTGATATTTTAAGCTCTTTTGCCATTTGTTGTTGTGTGAAGTTCAACATTTTCCTATAACCCAGTACTTTATTCACTTATTATCACCTCTTCCCTAGACGTAAGTTCTCGTCTGTATGTATAATATAACAGACACGAAAACTAAAAGCAACACAAAAACGTCGGTTTACGAAAGTTTTTATAGATATTCTCATTAGATAGGAAGTGAAAATATGGATAAAAAAACAGATATTGGTTTACGCATCAAAAGTATCAGACTTGCTAAAGGATTGAATTTAAGAGAATTTGGCGAAGAAATATCAAAATTAACAAAAGAAAAAAAATATATTTCGGATAGTATAGTTAGTCGATGGGAAAAAGGGGTGTCAATCCCCAATGCCAAAAGGTTAAAAGCTATTGCAGAATATGGTAATGTGTCTATTAATTTTTTACTATATGGAAATGAGATTTCATACGAAGATATTTATCAAAACATAAAATCAGTGAATATGAAAAACAATATTCAAGACAAGTTAATTGATTTTATCGTTAATTATATGCCCTCTAGTGAGCAAAATACTTATTATTTTAAAGTAGCTAGTTTAATTACAATTATTAATGATCATACAGATTCAAATATAGATTGTATAATAGAACAAATGTATTCATTCATCTCAAATGAGAACATGACATTTTACCATCACGGTGTTTATTTATTGCTAAACGAAGATTTCAAAAAATTACCTGTACAATTATATCTCACTGAATTTATTTATCATTTATTAATCCAAATTTCATTAAAATATCCTGAAGTCTACTTTTTAAACTTGTTGTCGCAATTTGACGACCTCAAAAGTAATATACAAGAAATTTCAACTAAGCATGAAATATTACACAATCATACTAGAAGAAGTAAAATAGCAGAATTTATAGACTCTAAAGAATACCAAAAATTAATGAATAAAATCGATGTTATGAAAGAAAAGTTACTCAATAAAAATATTTTAAAAAAACAAGGCGATACTCATGACACATAACTTAAACCTATCCCATAACATATATAAAGACACTAAACGCGGTACTTATTATTTCCGTATCACTTACTATGACAAGAGCAATACTCGTAAGTACATAACACGTAAGGGGTTTAAACAACGTAAAGACGCAGTTAAGAAATGTAACGAAATGATGGACGAATTAGAGGGAGTCGGACACCTTAATAGATTACCTTTTGACAAGCTCGTTGAAGAATATATAGACTGGTATTCAGCACGTCGAAAGACATCAAGTGTAAAAGCATTAAAAACACATACAAATAACCACTTGCTACCTTATTTTAAATCTATGGATGTATTTAAAATGACTACACAAGATGTGATGAAATTTCAGAATAAGAAGTTAAAAGAGGGGCATTCTGGAGACTACTTAAAGAAGATGCATGTATATTTAGTATCATTACTGAATCATGCAATGAAGTTTCATGAGTTAAAACAAAATGTTGCATCTCTTGTAGGGAATTTTGAAATAGAATCACAGAAACGATTGAATTATTGGACATTAGAACAATTCAATCAATTTTATGGTGCGCTAGTGACACAACAACAAAAGTTATTCTTTAAACTATTGTTCTACTCTGGAGCACGCAAAGGCGAAATCAGAGCGCTCACATGGCGCGATATTAACTTTGATGATGATTTTATCCATATAAACAAAACGGACTATCACGGTGAAGTGACAGCCCCTAAAACGAAATCAGCCATACGCGATATATATTTGCCTACTCACATGATGGATGACATCAAAGGTTATTTAAATTGGTATAAAGAGAATAACATATTTAAAGATGATTATGTATTATTTGGTACATTCTATAAAGCTTACAGCGAGTCTACCATTGATCGTTGGTTTACTAACGCATTAAAAGTGTTGGATGAGCAATTACCAAATGGACAAAATTTCCCTAGAATCGTTATACACGAGTTAAGACATAGTCATGCATCTATGTTAGTTAATCTAGGGGCCAGTGTAATGATTATAGCTCAGCGTTTAGGTCACAGCGATACGACTGAAGTATATAACCGATATGGTCATTTATATCCTAGTACACAGAAAGAAATAGTTAAATACTTATAA